CATGCGTGGTGGGGAAGCACACACGCGCAAGAGCGTGTCTGCCATTTATGGCAGCAGAGCGTTCTTTCCAGTTATTAGGCAGATTGCCTAATCTGCCTAATAACTGCCCCCCCCCCGGAAATTTTTTGACGATTTGTCGTTTTAACCATTGCCATCCTCCTTATTTGCGAAAGCTGTAGGTCACCGTGTAGCTGTCGTACGACAGGTTGGAAATTTTTAAGGTGCTGCCGCTGATGGCAGCGCTGCCGTTGACGATGCCGCTGAACTGATTCAAGCTGCCGCTCACTTTATAGCTTGTACCTGCAATGCCGAAAAACTCGGCGTCGCGGCCATAGGAATGGATCTTCACATAAGCTGCGTTGGGAACAAAACCGATGTCAAAGGTTGCGGAAGACTGGTTGCTGCCAATAGTAAACGAACCGGATGTTCCAGCAGAATAGCTTCCCATCTTTTTAGTCGTACTGCCGGCGAAAAAGGTCTTGCCGCTGACTACGTCTTCCGGTGTTGCCGTCGCTGCCAGCGAGAACGTCCCTGTTTTCAGGGTCTTGTCCTTGCTGTAAAATTTCTTGCCGCTCAGCACATCTGAAGCAGCTGCGTTCGCCAGCTGAAGCTTCGCATTGCTCAATCCCCCGCCGGCTGCTGGATTAAGTAAGTCCAATGTCCTTCACCTCCACAATAACGCTGATTGCCGCCGTCGGTTTGCTCTCGGCCTCGAAGGTCAGCTTGCCGTTTGTGGTGATGTCGTTGGCAGCGACGCCGTTGTCCTGCCAAAGCAGCCGGCTGGCTTTATTGGCCGGATAGACCAGCACCACCTCGTTTCCGGCTGTTGTCACGCCGGCAGCGTTGACGGTTTGGCTGTAGGAAGTGCCGCTGCCCGTCCAGCTGGCGGTCGTCAGCGTCAGCCGCAAACCGTTGCTCGACCGGTGGATGGCGGCGTTGCCGGTGTGGGTCGACAGGCTGCTGGCCGACGCTGCGCCGATGTCGGCGGGCGATAAGCTGCCGCTTAGCAGCTCCGAGGCGTTGTCCGAAGTGACGTACTGTTCGTGAGTATGGCCGGCTTCAGCTTTGCCGTCGGCTTCGGCCTTGACAAACTGGATGTTCTCCAAAATCGCCTGAATCAGCGGGTTCAGCACGGTATCGGCGTTGCCTTCATCGGTGTTTTGCAGCCGGCGTATCAGCTCGTGGAAAACCGGCTGGTCAGGCAGCGTGTAGGTTTCGTCTGGCATCATTTCACCTCCTAAAACTCGTCATCGAACGTGAACGTAAAGGTCACGTCGGCGTCTTTGCCCTTGGGCAGCATATTCCTGATTGCGCACAGCCCGCCGTCAGCGTCCACCAGCGCCGCTTCGCTGATCTGCGTGCCAGCGAGGGCGTTCGCGGGAATTGTGACGGTGTAGCGGGCAGTCGTTGCGACTGGGTAAGTCACGCTGTCGACCGGATATCTGCCCAGCTCATGGTTGAGGGCAGTCTGGCTGCCGGTGGGCGGGATGACAGCGCCGTCCTCGCCGACGCCGCCGTCGCCGAAGGCAACGTGGGTGATAGCAGGTATTTTTTCCAGCTCCCCGCTGGTGATTTTGCAGAGCCGCTCTCTGCGCAGATTTGTGATGACTACGTTAGTTTCTGTTGGCATTTACAGCACCTCCTTTGTGATTCCGCCATTGAGTTTCCAGCTCCCGTCGAGCCTTCGCGTCCCGTTCAGCGGGCGCTTGGCTTCGGTGGTCAGCGTGCCGGTCAGCGTTTCTTTTTCCTGCACCCTCAGCCCGACGCCGAACCTGCGCAGCTCCACGCCGCGGAAGGCTTGGTTGAGCAGCCAGCCGCCGGAGAGCGTCCGTCTGCCGTCCAGCAGAATCGGTCTGCGTGCGCCGTTGGAAAAGCGTAAGCTGAGCATAAAATTTTTAAGCAGCAGTTTTTCCGGGTTAGCGAAAATTATCGGCGCTGCCTTGAAGCCGAACATCGCCTGCAGGTGGGCGGGCTGGATTTCGCCGACCGCCTTCCGCACCGCCGCCCAATCGGGCAGACTGTCCAAAAACCAAACCCAGAAGCGGTAAAGGCTCGTTTGCTCGGCGACCTCGCAGCTGCCGCCGAAGCTCTCGGCGGTGCGTCGGATCACGTCGACGGTCGCGGTGCCGGTGCCGCGCATTTTCGCCTGCACAGCTGCGCGCCGCGCTGCCAGCGGCTTTGTGGGGTCGGCGGGGATGCTGTAGGCGCGCTCCCAAAGGGGCAGCAGCGTGTCGGCTTCGCCAGCGGTAAACTGGGCAAGCAATTCGTCGTAAGCTTTGACGATGCCGTCGACGCCGAGCTGCATTGCCTCCTCAAAGTCGACAACCGCCGGGCTTTGCAGCCTTATCGGCAGTAGCTCAGCTAGTCTCACTCAGCGTCACCTCCGAAAGAACTGGCACCTCGTCATCGGCCAGCGCCAGGTTGCCTGGGCTGCCGTTCAGGGTCAGATTTTGGTAGCCCTGCACCCCGTCGATATCCAGCAGCAGAAAGCCCAACCTTGCGTAAACGACGACGCTTTTTTTGAAGGCGATGCTCTGCAGGTAATCTTCCAGCGCCGCCTGGAAAGCCTCTTTGACCGCGCCGATTGTGGTAGAATTGTCCATCTGCACCGCCGCCGAAACGGTGACAGCCTTTGCCGCCGCGCTGGCCACCGTCACCGCAGCGCCGATGGGGCGGACGCTCTCGATGTAAGCTGCGCAAGCCGACGTGACCGTGCTGTCGACCGGCTTTTTATCCTCGCTGCACACCACCACCTTGACGGTTCCTGGCCCGTCCCACAGCGGGAACACCCGCGCCTCGCCAACGCCCGGCACCGACTTCGCCCAGGCGAGATATTCATTCACGTTCCCGGAAGTCGCCGGACGCCGCAGATGCTCATAAAGCCGCTGACAGAGCGACGCGTCGCTTTCCTCATCGACGCCGCCGGAAGCCGCGCCAGCTGTAAAGTCAAGTCCCGGCAGGTTCACCTGCTGGACAGCAATTTCGCTGGTATCAGTGTTATAGGCGCTGCCCACCGATTCAGCCGTCAGCGTCCCAACACCACTGCCAGTTTTGTCCAGCGTTACGGCCTCGGCAAGCAAGTAGCGCAGTCCGACCGCTGTCAGGAAAACTTTCCCTGCCGGAACGACCAGCCCCGCCGGGCCGGAAAACTCCACAGCCGCACTGGCGGCAGTTCCCGGTTTGCGGCTAAGGCCGTAGTCAGCGCACTTTTTGTCGATGTAGACGCCGCTGTTTTCGTCGGGAAAAAGCATCGACGGCACGCCTTCCAGCGCCGTGTAGACCTTCCACATCTCATAGGCTGCCGGCGCAATCAGCGTCCGAGCGAAGCTGCCCTCCTGGATGTCGAAGGCGCTCACCTGCGCCAGGATCGCCGACTGGATGCTCTCCGACGTGATATGTTCGTACATTTTCTCACCTCTCAATCCGCAGCGGCCCGTAAACCGTCTGGACTTTGCAGCTGATGCGCAGCGTGCTTTTCTCAAAGCTGACGCGGATATCCTCGACGCCGGTGATATAAGGGCTTTGCAGCAGCGCCTCACGGACGTATCGGGCCGCCTCGGCCTTTTTGGTCTCGCTGGAATAGCTCTGGCCGGTGAGGGTTTCGACCTCGCAGCCGTAATCCCAGCTGAAAATTTCATGCCGATAGCGGACCGTCGACAGCGCATTCCAAGCCCAGACCGCGACTGCGTTTGCACCCGTCACAAACTGCGGTTCGCCGCGGCGCAGCACCGGCTCGTCTCGCTCAAAGTTCCAGCTGACCTCACGCGCCAGCGTCAGCGGCTGCTCCGACGCCGCCAGCGCAGGCTGAACCATCGGGAAAAGCGTCATCCGCTCACCACCTTGCACAACAGGTAAAACACCTGGTCATCCTCCGTCAGCAGCACCACCCGGTCACCCGCTTCCAGCGCCAGTTCCGGCAGCTTCCCCAGCGCTTCGTTCACCCAAAGGCTCCCGCCGCTGACGCTGATCCCGCCGACGTCCACCCGAGGCGGTTCTGCCGAAGTCACGGTGCCGACAAAAAAGCCGCCCTGCTCTCTTGGCGCAAAGGCGGCTGCAAAGGCGCTGTAGGGGTTCCCTTCCATCATTAAAGCGCTCCTTTCCGCTTTTTGAAAAAAGCTTGGCAAAAACTTTTCATCGCCAGGGTCACTGAATAAGCAGCCATAGCCACCTACTGCGTCGGCAGGCTATGCAAGCGCCCCCATGTCGGGGATTTTGACGACCTGACCGGGGAAAATCAGGTTGGCGTTTTTGATGCCGTTATACGTAGCCAGCGCCCAGCATTTCTGCGGGTCGCCGTAAAATTTTTTGGCAATTGCCCACATAGTATCGCCCTTGACGACGGTGTAGCTCTGGTCGCCGGCTGGCCGCACGCCGCCGCTTTCGGCCTCCCGCGCAGCTGTGCCGGATTCCGTCCGGACAGCGGTCAGCGCCTTATACTCCTTCAGCGTCAGCTCAGCGTAAACGTCCCCTGTGCCGTCCCTCTCGCCATAACTAAGCTGCGACGGCATGACCGGCAGGTTGACCGGCGTGTTGGACACGATAAAGCGCAGGATTTTTTTGCCGTCTATCCAGTTTTGCAGCAGCTCAACTGCACCATAGGGATTGCCGGTAAAGCCGCCGGAAAAGGCATAGCTGCGCTCTGACGCCGGCAGCAGGAAAGCGAGCTTCACCTCGGCGAGCATTCCCTCGCCCCAGAGGTTGACCTCGCCCGCGCCGTGAAGCTTGACCTTTTCGACCAACACGCCATGCGACACCGAAAAGCTCTCCGGTGTCACCGGCAGGCAAAATTCGGTCTCGCTGGCCGAGTCTTTCAGGATGATTTTCCTTGGCATAGTCAGCCCCCTTTCTGATTAGCGCTGTCAATATACGGCCAGTAGCCGCTGTTGTCGACATGGATTTTTCTACCAGAGCCGGAGCTGGACGCAGTCTTCTTGCCGCTCTTATTGGGCAGGCTCCCCGCCTCGACCTCATCCATCAGCCGCTTGACGCTTAAAGTCAGACGGTTGAAGTACTGCCCATTTTTCCAGGTGTGGGTGTCCGCAGTAATCCAAAAAAGCCCATAAATCCCGGTGTACGGCTCGTAGACGGCGACAGTATTTCCGGTGATGTTCTGGAGGTTTCCCAAACACTCGACCGTCATCGTCTGCTTTAAGCCATTGTCGGCGAGCAGCTTTCGCGCTTCAGCGCCGGCGTCCTTGCCGTCAGCCTGTTTAACGATCCGCTGGATGACGCCGTAAAGCGGCAGCAGCTCGGCGTTGTCAACTGTCTGCACCAGCTGGTTGTTTTTGTCGTAGACAGCTGCGCGGGTGACCGTGTTCTCGATGCTGTCAGTCATCGCCGTCGACTGGAGATTGACGCCCGGCTCGATGACCAGCGTTTCGTCGTTCTTTTCGATTTCCAGCACGTCAAGCTGCCGGCCGGAAAAGCGCAGCTGATAGGCTTTGCCGTTCTCGCGGGCAGCTAGGGTGTAGGCAGTCTGGATGATCTGGTAGAGACTGACGCCGATAAAATTGCGGGTGACGAGAATCCCAGCTGCGGCGATCTGGCCGACCTCGATGCCGAATTCGCTGCAAAGCCCGCGGGCGATGCTCTCGGGCGTCTGGTTTTTATATTGCTTGACAGCCTGGTTGTGGGCGAGATAAAACCCCCGGTCATAGCAAGTAACGGTGACGAAATTCTGACCGGTGCCGCGCTGGCGCGAGACGACAAAACCGTCAAACAGCAGCCGTCCGCCGTCGGAAAAGGCGACAGCCGCACCCGGCGGTACTGGAACCTCCGGCAGGCCCTGCTCGACCGCCGACGCCGCCAGCGTAAACTTCAGCGCCCGTGCGCACTGCTTATAATCCCCCGACCAGGTGATGCTCCCGGCAAGGCCGGCAGCCTCGATTGTCCCGCTGTCGGACGTGACCAGCAAGCTAAGCATTTACCCCATCAACCCCCTTGCCTCAAGGATCTTCTGCATCAGCTCAACCGCGATTTTGTCGATGTCGGCTTCTTCGCGGACGGTGAACTGGTTGCCGGAAATGTTAATCTGCGGGACAGCAGAGCTGCCGCGGTTTTCGGCCGCCGTCAGCACCCGTTCGCCCTCATGCAGCACCGCCCGGTATCCGTCGTAGGGCACGTAAGACAGCCCCGCCGCATGGCCGTTCCAGACGGCTGCGGCATCAGTGCCGCCGTAACTGCCGATTGCCTGATGATAGGCCATCGAGGCGTCGACCTGCGCATTCAGCGCGTCCTGATACTCTTTCTGCATCACCGCCGCCAGCCCTTTGCTCAGCTCCTGGCCAAGGTTGTAACCCAGGTCATAGTAGCTTTGTGACAGTGTGTTCCGGGCGTCCTCAATCATCTTAGTCTGGGTGTTCACCAGCGTTTCGTATTCTTCCGACTGGGTATAATCTGCCTCAGCTTTCGCCTTCGCCTCAGCTAACAGCCGGCCCATTTCTGCGCCGTTGCCTTCAGCCAGCGCCTTGGCATATTCCGGGTTGTCGTTGACGACGCTTTCCATCGCCGTCCGAACCATCTCGTCCCGCTTATTTTCAACGCTGGCCTGCCACTGGCCGATCAGGCCGTACATTTCCTGCATCTTCTCGCCGGTTTCGCCGGACAGGTAGTCGATTTCCTCCTGCAGGCTCTGTGAGCGCGTTTCCATATACCCCTTGCCCATCGCCGCATCGAGCTGGGCGCGGTTATCTTCCAATGTTGAAGTCAGGCCGGAGAAGGTCCGGCTGATGGCGTCCATCGCGCCTTCATTTTCCTTGCCCATCTTTTCAACGATAAGCTTTGCAACTTTCTCGCCGGAATACGCCCCATCGGAAATTGCCTTATAAATGTCAGCCTTGGTGGCATTAGGATTTTCACGCTGCATATCCTCCAGCAGATAATCCATTACATGGATATTGCGCTCCATCAGCGGTTCGATATAATCCAAGCCGACTTTATCGCTGGAACTCATCCGGCCAAGATAGGTTGCAATCGCCGTCAGATCAGCGCCGGACAGCCCCGTTGCGGAACCGGCGTCGCCGATGGCCTGCATCCAGCCAATCTGCT